TCAGGTTTCTGTCTGACATGGTTCTATTGATTGGATGTTGAGATTCAAACGGGCGTCGCACAGGGCGCGCATGACTTCCCGGCGGGCGTTTTTGGGAACGTGGGGAGGCCGGGGATTGCCGACGCTCACCACGTCATAGCTGCGGGCATAATCCTCCGGATTCGCCGTCCGGCTGTCCCAGTTCCACCAGGACCACCGCCCGGCCCGGTTCAGGGGCGTCCACGGCTCGTCAAGCCGGACACGCTCCCGGCCGCAGACATCCATGACGGCCCGGCAGATGGTGAGGTCTTCCGGGGCGAGCGGGGGGATGGCGGCGCATTCCAGCGCTTCGGCGGCCATCATGGCCGCCCGGCCGCTCAGGGCGTAGCAATTTCCGTAGGCGGACCGTTCGGACGGGTTCCGGGGAACCCGGTATCCGGCGGCGTGCAGCGCAAGCCCGTTGTGTTTCATTTCCCTGACCCATTCGCCCGACAGAAGAGCCGTGTCGGAGTCAATCTTGACGACGGTGTCGCCATCCGCCGCCCCCCCGGCCAGCGTGGCAATAATTCCCCGGACGCACTCCGGGCCGCGCAGGTTGCCGCAGCGGGGGAAAGAACTCCGGCGATACCGCGCCCCATGCGCTACAAGGGCCCTCCTGGCCTCCGGGGGCACCGGGGCGGCGCTGTCGTCCACCACCGTAACTACCGCCTCCGGAAGAGCCGTCCTGGCGCACCGGACGCAGGCCACGGCTTCCTGCGCGTCTCCGGCATAGGTGAAGGTGTATATCCTGATCATGACATTCCGGAGGGGCCGAAGGTTCCCGGGTGGATTTGGAGATAAACCGTGCCCGCCTGGTGCTGCACCACCTTGTTGCCGTCGATGGTGGCCAGATGGAAATAATATTCATAAGGGGTTTTCCGGTCTTCCTCCGCGAGCCTGACGGGGTCGGAGACGCCGCCCGCGGCGGACAGAGAGGATCCGAGGTATTTCGTGTCCTTGTCCAACTGGATCTTGAGCCAGATTTCCCCGGAAGTGACGGGGCTTTTCACCCATCCCCCGGAGCCGTCCCCTTCCGGAAGCAGCCCCCCGATGTAGCTGCCGGCATAAACGGCCTTCCCCTGGCGGATGTAGGCATCGGACACCTTGCCGTCGCTCCCGTAAGACAGGCGGCATTGGAATCCCACCTCAACGGCGCTTGTTCCCCACGCGGGAGGCTCCTGGGCCTGCAGCAGTTTTACGGACGGCCCGACGCTGGGAAGCTCCGGGACCTCATCGTCCGCTCCGGAAGAGCCTCCGCCTCCGCTGCCGGATCCTCCGCCCGAAGAACCTCCCCCGGAAGACGTGGACGAGTCCGCCCAGGCCGTCCGGCGCAGCGCCTCGGCAAGCTGCCGGCTCCGGTCGATGGAGTCCTGCAGGGAGATCTGTTCCGGGGCCCCCACCGTCACGTCGGAAACTCCCGTTTTAAGGTCGAGGGATATTTCCTGGATGACGGACCGCATGGTTTCCCATTCTTTCAATCCTCCCATGATGGAGAGGCGCCCCCCGCAGACCTGGTCAAAGTCGTCGTGGACGGTCGCGGATCCGTCATAGGGCAGCGCGCGGGTGGCTTCGTAGTAGGATTTCAGGAAATTTTTATACAACACGGAGGTGTCGTAGCTGCCCGATGTTTCGTCGCCTCCGGGGCTTCCGCCGTCGTCGGATACGCTTTCCACCGTCCCTGCCCTGTCCACCCGGTAGGACGCGTAGCCGACATTCGTCGTAGTCACTTCAAACGTCAATGTTCCAATCCAGCGGTCCCCGGTTCCGGATTTTCCGCCGTATTCCGGAAAATATTGCTTCACCGTGTCGGGGGGCTCCGTCGCCCGCACCCGCAAATCCACCCGGACCTTGCCCCATTTGATTCTTGCGCTCCTGCCGTTTATCTGGCCGGAGGTCAGTTCGTGGGTGATGGCCGCGCTGCTGTATCCCCGGTGTTCCGCGTCAGCCGGCGTGATGGACGTAATTTTCGGACTGGCCGCCACTTCCAGGCCGGCGCAATCCTCCAGGGCCGGAGCCCAGCGTTTGACGCGGGCCGCCCACTGGGCCGTGCCGGTCGGGAATTTGTCTCCCCGGACAATCATCCGCGGAGCGTCGTAACCCAGCGAGTCCGTTTCCGCGGGGCTGTATTGCCCGGCAGTGTCGGAGACCTTGACGCCGCCCGGAACGTCCACTTCCGCCGTCACCACATAGGGCTGGGACAGGGAGGCGCCTGAGGGATAGACGGCCAGCGCGCGCTGAATCCGGGAGACAACGGAGGCGTTGCAGGTCAGCCCCACGGCCGGAGGCACCAGATCGGGACGCGCCTTGAGGGACAGAGCGCTTACGTCCACGGCGGACAGGTCGAGCACGACATCCGGCAGGGCGGCATGGTCGGCAATGACCAGCGTGGCGGAGTCGTCCGCGCCGTATTCAAACCACGCGGCCATATTGGGGCGCCATTTCTGGATCTGGGAAAGCAGGGAGGCATACGTTTCCGACGAGTAGGCAAACGGAATGATTTCGGCATCCTTGTCTATCCGGAGGTCGTATTTGATGGGAACCAGGGCCGTGCTGACGGCGTGGTCCAAGACTCCGGAGAGGGCGTCCCGGATGTTCGCGGTCGCCTGTTTTTCCTGACCGCTTCCGCCTGTGCCCCGGCGGTATTCGGCAAAGATGCCGTTGGCGCGGCCATTCGCGAAGTACTGGATGTTGCTCAGGTTCCACCAGTAATCGCAAATCCTGATGTCCCAGCTCTCGGAGGTTCCTTCAAGGGAATGTTCCAGGTCGATGGCCGGTCCGATGAGCAGGGTTTTCCCGCGCCAGACGACTTTCACTATTTCCCCTTCTTCAAACGGGCAGGAGGCAAACCGGGAGACCGGCGCGCGGAAGGAGACGGAGGCTCCCCCGAAGGACAGCCGGTTGTAGGACGGGCTTTCGGCCATGTCCAGGAAGTCGGCGGAAGATACGTCAAGGGTTTTCATAGGGGGCGGCCCAGGGTGAAGTTGTAGGAGACAATAAGGCGCAGACCCTGAACCTTCGGCTCGGCGTCGGCGATGACGGCTTCAAAGCGCTGTTCACGGCCGCAGGCGTCGGTCCAGGCCCATTCCCCTTTCCCCGCCGTTTTCCATTCGTTGAGCCATTCGTAAAAGGCGTTCCACGCGTCCATGTGGGAGGCGCATTCCCGCACGGTGGAGATGGTGAAGGACAGGGACAGGTTGCCGAATGCGTCCAGCCTGGGGAACGGGCTGTTGATGATCGGCGTGGCGGACGTGCCGAACTGCACCGGGAAAGCGTGTTCCGGCAGGGAGTCGAGCAGGAATTCCCCGGCGCGCACGACGGGGCGCCCGTCAAAGGTAATGGAAAAGGGAGATACGGTCGTGTCCATGCCTCAATAATGGTGGGGGAAACAGGGGCCGCCCCTCCCCATGCAAACAGAGGGGCGGCCCCGGCTGTCATGCTCCGGCGGAGGCCGGGAAGGCGATTTCTTCCGTGGGCGTCAGGGAATTCAGGGAGGACGGTATCACTTCAAGCGTCAATTTCGGCGTGATCAGCTTGTTGTTTTCCGTGGGGATTTCCACCTTGAGCAGCGCCGCGACTTCCAGGACCATCATTTCTTTTTTGTCTTCCTGGTATTTGGTGAGGCGCGCCCATACCTTTTGCCCGTAGATGTTCCGGGAAAAGGGCTGCACTTCCTTCCCGGCTTCCAGCCTGTCGCACTGGTAAATCACCTGCCAGCAGACCGGATTAACCTCCGTGGAGTTAATCTCGATGGTGTTGCCCGTCACTTTGGTGTTCTTCCGCGTCACATAGGAGGTCGTGTCGCGGGAAAATATCGTGCGGGCGTCGTCTTCCGTGGTCGGCGTGATTTTGTAGTCGATGACTTCGTTGGCAATCATCCAGGCGTCGGAGTCCTTCGCCGGCTTGAAATGCTCGTCCACCGTGTCCGTGCCGCTTTCGGCCGTGACTGTCGTTCCGAACGGGCACAGGTCGAGAAAGGTGCCGACCAGCATTTCCTTGTTGTAGAGTTCTGACATGGTTGTTAGCTTCTTACGTAGTCAATAAAGGTCACTTTCCCGGCGTCGGCGTGGACTTTGTACACGTCTTCCGGGATGTGGACGATTTTTCCCCGCGCGGCGATGCCGTGAGGGAGTTCCAGCTTGTTGACGGCCACCCGGCATTTGACGATGCGGGGCGCCGGAGCAGTAGCGGCCTCCTGGGCCGCGGCGGTGGTGGGTTTAGTTGCCATGTTTCAATATGGTGGTTTGTTCAAGGGTGAGCGTAACAGCCTTGTTGGCCATCTGTACCCGGCTTGACTCCGTGCCTGTGACTTTGAGCTTCATGCAGGTGAGCCAGCCCGGTTCCCGATGCCCGTCAAGCCCGATGGCGAGCAGGTCTGCCAGATCGTCCGCATCCCAGCCGAGGACGGCGGTTGCGTCGGATTTTTTCAGGAGGGGATTGCTTTCAATGACGATTTTTGTTGTCAGAATGACGGCATTCGTGCCTCCCTGTTCCTGCAGGGGGTTTCGTTTCGGGGCGCATACCAGCACGCAGATTCCCAGCCTGGACAGCTTTTGAGTAATCAGGGTTTTCAGGTCGGCATCCCATCCGCGCATGACAATGCCGGGATCCTCCCCGCTGTTGTAACGGGCACACAGGGTAATGATTTTCCGATAGATTTTTTCCCCGGCGGCGATGCGCGGGCTTGCGGGTAAAGCACTCATAGTTCACACCAGTTCTGATAGGGCTGCCCGGCTCCGTACACCTCTACGCCGCCACTCTCCGAATCGTAGGGGGCAAGATAAAACCTGCCCTCCCGGACGGCCCGGAAAATCTCGCTTGCCGTGCTGTACTGCTTGGCGCGGGGGGATCCTTCCAGGTCGCCCATGTCGGGCAAGTCGGCCAGCATGGCGTGACGGATCCAGACAAGCGTCGGGTGTTCCAGTTCTTCCGGCACCCTGTCCTGACCTGTTGCCAGAATGGGATATTTCCCGGAAGAATTAACGATTCCGGCGACGAGGTTGCACGTCGTCCTGATCAGGGCGCCGGCCCGTTCCGGGTAATCCCCTTCCGCTCCTGCCGAGTCAAACGCCGCGATTTCAGCGTCCGCCAGGAAGGCCCGCAGGGTGTTTTCCGTGATCTGGACCAGCGCCATGACGGTTACACGCGGATGGAGAGTTCACATTTGGCGGCGGTATTGTCGCCGCTGGCGGTGTCTGCCACAGCCTTGAGCCGGATGTAGCGTCCCATGCCATAGGGAGCCCGTCCGGCAATGCTGTTCGCAAGAGCTCCCGCTTCTTCTCCCGCTGCAGGTGCCAGGGAGAACCCCGGCACCTCGGCCCAGCTATCGCCATCCCCGGAGGCTTCCAGGGTCAGCGTGATTTTCTTTCCGGCAACCAAAGCCGGAAGGTCTTCGTGCTCAATGACGATGGACATTTCATCAATGCCGCCCGTCTGACCCGCATCCAGCACTTCGGAATAGGCCGTCTTGCCCGTGCCCGGCATGTTCATCCGGGCCGTCAGCAATTCGTCCTTACGGGTGTGTCTGATAGGATTCACTGTCTAAGGTTCCTTTCCGTCTTATTGGTTCTTTTTGTTGCTCACTTTCTTCGGCGCATGCTTGCCCCAGTAGGAAATGCCCGTGATGGAGGACAGGTCGCTTTCGTTGTTGACGATGGAGTCCGTCACCAAAATCGGGATGCCGTGGGCGTGGGTCGGAATCGGGGCGGATCCGGAGGAATCCCCTCCCGCCTTGCCGCCGTCCACGGAAACGCTCACCACCTTGCGGCTCTTGCGGAGTTGCTCCAAGGCCATGCGGTTCATGATGAACTTCGTCACGCGGACGCCTGCTGGGAACAAAGCCAGCAGTTCCGCCAATTTATCGTCATCCAGCGTCGTTCCTTCTGCCGTGCCGATATTCTTCAGGCGTGCGGCGGACAGCTTGGAGTTGTTGACCAGGGCGACAAAGGCGGTCAAATCGGCAACCTTGCCGGGAATGGCACCCGGCTCGCCCGTTTCCGGATCCTTGCCGGGAATAAGCGCATCCTTGAACGTGCCAAGAGTAATTCCCTTGTCGCGCCCCCAGCGCCAATGCACGCCTTTGGGACCCTCCACAACGGCAAATACGGACGTCCCGTCGTAATTGTCGGCGGCCTTGGAGCTGTCTGCGCTGATAATCATCGTATCGTCGATGAAATCGGGAAGTCCGGGAAAACCGTTCTTGTCGATTTTCTTTCCGTAAAAACCCTGGGCTCCCAGGGAAAGAAGAACCCCCTCCGTAATCCCGGAAGCTTCATCGGCCAGGACGGCGGCTTCCCCGTCGTCAGAGCTTTCCAACGTAATATGATCCACAAAAACGATGGAGGAAATGGGAAACAGTTCCACGTTCCTTGATTCGTAAGTGCAGGACGTGTAACCGATGGGTGCATTGGCCGGGCGGAACCGGGCTCGGGGAATGCCGGTGCGTACATAGGTTTTGACGATGGTTTTGGAGCCCACGACGGAAGCAAGCTGCGTTACTTCCGGGGCGGAGCGCCCCACTTCTTCGATCAATCCGATGTCGGATTCCGAACCATTGCGTTTCTGAATGTCCAGTAGAGTCAAAAATGACATGGCTTAGTTCTTTTCCTTGTTGATGTTTTCAATGATGCGGTCACGTCCGGTAGGCTCATTCCCGCCGTTGCCGTTATTGGCCTTTCCGGCGACCACCGTCGTAAAAGCAGGATTCGGATTTATGGAGGCGATCAGAGCTTTGCCGGCCTTGATATTGGCCGTTAGAGCGGTCTTCAAGGCCTCTTTGGCATCTTCATCTTCCGGAGCAATCTTGCCGGCCTTGATGGCGGCTTCAATTTCCGCGTCGATAAGAGCCGCCTTGGAGGCTTTCACCTCGGCAAGCTCGGCTTCCGCCGCTTTCAGTTTGGCTTCGGTTTCGTCCAGCCTGGCCTTGGCCGCCTTGCAGGTGGCTGCTTCTTTTTTGGCGTCTTCCGCCTCTTTTCGGGCCGCTTCAAGTTCCGTTTTGGACTGTTCGACTCCCTCAGATTTCTTCTTCAGGTTGTTGATTTTGTCCTCTGCGATCTTGCCGGCCTTATCAGATGCGGCTTCCTCTTTGGTGAGGACACCGCATTTAACCAGTAGTTCGTACATTGTTGTATTTGTGTTATTTGTTTGGTCATGAACAGCACCGGTATCCTCTCCGCCGCTATTCAAAAGCATGTCCGGTTCAAGAACCGTGAAATTCTCAAGTCTGGCCTTGCCGGCCGCAATGCGGGCAATATTCTCAAAGGCCGGGTCATTCACCAGAGAGCCAACCTCAATGTCATCCGGTTCAAGGCCTATGGGGCGGCAGGTTGCCGTGTTGAGCTTGAATGCCGGAGAAAAATAGCTGTAGTCACGCCCCAGCACCGCTTTCCTGCCGCTTTCCGTCCATTCCCCCTTGAGGATGACGCCCACGCCATCCATGTAGTCAAAGGAAGCGGGAATAAAGGAGGCGGGTCCTGTCTTGTGGTCAAAGTAGCAGACGGGCCGCACGTTTTGAGTGAGCTTCAACGCAAGGTCCCGCCGCAAAGCCTCCAGGCAGGAGCGGTCCACAATCACTTTCTGCCGTCCTCCAATGGATGCATTGATGAAATGTTCCCCCTCCGGCATGTACACGATACAGGCCGGAGCGTCGCCAAACGCAAGAGGAACGTTGAATTCAAAATCCATGCCCAAAGCATGGCATGAAACGGAAAAGCGTAAATAGCCGGGGTTGGATATGTGTTTCAGGCATCAAGAGAGGCCGCCAGAACGTCCATGAGCTTGACGCCATAGGCGCTGATCAGTTCTTCGCCGGTCAGGATGGCGTCCGGCCAGGGGTCCTGTGTGATGGATTGGCGCAGGGCATACACCGCACGCACTCCCCCGCCGTCCACGGCTTCAAACAGGGCGTTTTTGTTGGGGATGGTGAACAATTCCCCGATTTCGGATTGGTAATCGGCAGCCCGGCGCCCGTGGGCCTCCGGAACAAGGGGAATGGTCAACGCCCCGGCATTTTTAGCCGTAATTGTCCCTCCCTTTATTTTATGCCGCAGGGATCCGTCCTCGTCGGGATTGGAGATAACCGCTCCGGAAGCATCCGCAGAGGAAAGGAACCATTTACGGGCAATATTGGAAAACCAGCCTGTCGCCATGCGTCCCGGGCCATGCGTAGGAAGAGAATTGTTAATCCAGTGTTCCCGTCCTTTGCCGTCGTACCAGGAAGCCAGATAGTCCCGCAGATATTCGCCGCTTTCCCGGTTCGCAGCTTCCAGCGTTTCCGGGGAGGCTACCTTCATGGCATCGTCAAGTGCGGCATCAAAGCCGCTCATATCAATTTCAATGTTCATGCCCGTCATTCTTTCTCGGCGGTTGTTTTTGATTCGCGCATGGAGTTCCAACCGGCTTCAAGAGCGGCATGCTGAACCTTGACAAGCCGATCTTCCAGCAGGGATGTATCTATCTCGTCCCATAGGTCCGGCACCTGCTCACGGGCGGACCGGATGACCGTTTCCAGGTCTTCTCCGGCTTCGACGGAGGCAATAAGTGCTTCCATGAATCCGGCAACACCGGAGGTCAGTTCATAGGCCGCCTGATCCGTCTGGCGACCGACACGGAGGGCAATCCGGTTAATTTCTTCAATGTGCTTCAGCGTTTTTTTTTACGCGCCGCATGAACCAGGGATTCCCGGTCCAGGTCATCCACTTCTCCCGTTTCCGGCCCGAATCCCTCAAAAGATGGCGGCTGGTAGAGTTTCGCCCCTTCTTCAGGCATGGGGATATCAAGCCAGTCGTAAACCTGTTCTTCAGCGACGGGAACAATTCTGGTTGCCCTTTCCACCCACCCCAGTTTTGCTTCACTCATACCGGAGGACGGATCCTTAAAAGAGATGAAGGGCAGATGTTCCGGGCGTCTTCCCAGGTTAAGTTCCAGAATGGCCGGGACAAGCTGCTGGTTGAGGACGCCGGCAACGTATTTCCCGCGGGCAAGGACAACCTGGTTTTCCGTATTTTCGTGCACTTCGCCCAGAGCGCGATTGCCGCCCGTGCTGGAAACGGAACTGGTGAGGGTTTGCCCCAAAATCAGAATATCGCATGCCTTGTTGGCCTCTTCGAGCATGTTCAGGTGCGGAAGCTGGTTGCCTCCTTTTACGGCGTCATGAAATTGCACGTCTGCATCCGGGTCCGTTACAAGGATGCCCGTTTGTCCGAATTTCACCATCTGGTCAAATAGCTTCTTCTGCGCCAGGGTTCCCGATGCTTTTCCATGACGCAGAGGAGATCCGAATATCTGGCAGAATTCCATGAACCAGGACAAGCCGAATTTGGCCGCGCCGAACCAACCGACCAGGGCCAGAAGGTTGGCGCCGTAGATAGGATGGTCAAGCCCGTCACAGTTGAGGGAGGCAATGAATTTGTTGGGAGGGAATTCCATTTCGGGACCGCACCCTACTCCGTCCGGACATAGTACAAGACGGTCGATTTGCGCCGGGTAGCTGGACCATTTGTAAAATGTGGAAGGAATGGGACAATAGGCGCGGGGCGCCCGGATATGGCCGGGGTTCCACATGATTTCCAGCACACCCACTCCGCGTTCCGGAGCTTCCGCCAAGGCCCCAATCAATCCGTTCAGATCCAGTTCCCATTTCCCCTGTTCAATCCGGCAGCAATACAGGGCGGATTCCACCAAATCCGCATGCCGGCTGGCCGTTGGTGCCGGCTTTTTGCCTTTCTCGGCCCAGGGGGACACGGTAATTTCCAAGGCCTGAACCTTTTCGCGGAGCTTCCGCAGGTTTCCCCGCAACCGAGGCCATTCGATTTTCATCGAACGAAACACGCGTTCCAAGTCGAGCATATTGCCCGTCTGGATGCTCTCGCGGGCATTTTTCAGCACCCTGGGCGTGATGCTGGTGTAAAAACCAAGATATCCTCTTTCCTGAGGGGAACGATCTTCGAAAATCTCAATGTCGGCAGTCTTGGTTTTCCTGGCGGCCTTTTGGCTGCGGGGTTTCTTGCTCATAGGGGGAGTGATGTAAAAATTAAACAAGCTCCTGCGCCACGCTGAACGCATCGTCGCAGCGGCTCAACCATCCCTTCCCGAAGGTCGGAAACTGCCTGCACGAGCGGTAAAACGCCTGACGCTTCTCCTGCAGGGCGATAAGGAACACCGCTTCACCCGTGGCGGCCAGCTGGTCCTGCAACTCCTGCCGGGTCCTGGGGCCGACAATCCCGTCCACCACAAGCCCGGCGCCGTGGACATTCAGCGCGCGCTGCAAAATCTTCCCGGTATTCCTGCTCCCGGAATTGAAAAAATGGTCCCGCAACATAAACTCCGTGGCCGGAAAAGCGTCAGAACCCAGCCAGGAACGCACGGCGGCGGTATTATCCAGGACGTACTGGAGGCAACCCTCCCAGGCCTCTTCACGCCTTCCGGCATCCAGCAGGGCCTTCAATCTGTTAAACACGTCCGGTTCAATGCCGTCGCAAATGCCGCAAATCTCCCACTTGCCGCCCTTGTCGGCGGCGGGAAGGCGGGAAACGCGCAGGGAATCCGGCCCGGTGACGCGGCTGTCTTCAAACCGGAGGATAGCCGCGGCCATCTTTCTTTCTGTAGGGTTCATTGTTATAAGCTATTTCTGTTAGAAGTATTAGAACTTGTAAGAAAAACTTTACGGTTGGTCAGTGTTCATACATCCGGAGGAACACAAGGGACGCAATGGGGAAGCAGAACGCGGCAATGCCCGCCGTCGTATCGCCGCACGCGGCAAAAACGCCGGCCATCACGCACCCCATCAGCGGCAGAAGAACGGAAGGGTTCAGCAGCTTATTCACCGCTGCGGCCTCCTCGCTGATGTTCCAGGGCGGAAAGCCTCCCGTCCATGGTCCGCAAGATCTCCGCTGTTTTGGCAGCCGTCTCCGCCTGTGTGGCGGCAAGGGCTCGGAAATCGCAATACACGAACACGCACGCCGCGATGCCGATAAACATCACAATCGTATCCTTATATTCCCGCACAACGGCCAAATATTCTTTAAGGGGTTTGCACATGGTCTTACTTTTTCAGAGGCTGCACGACGGGCGGAACGTCCGTTTCCGGCTGTGCTTGACTATAGGAGATATGCCCCGGTTCCAGCACCAGGCAGGAGCCGTCCTTGCATACTTCGGTGCGGTTCGGGGTGACATCCACGGAATGACCGCAGCCGGGTTGCGTCAGAATCCCCGCGGCAACCAGGGCCCCAATCACAGCTCCGGCAATGACTTTTGCCCAACTCTCTTTAATACCCCAACCGGTCAGGAGACCAGTCAGCCAACTCACTTTTTCTTTATTCGTGCTCATATTTAGTAGTGAAATGCTTGAAAAATACCATGCCGGTGGGATCCGTGATCACAAAAGCCGGGTAGTCGCGGGAAGTAAACACCCTGCGCCCGCCCTGCGGATTGACGGCCTCCACAGTCAAATCCACGGTTTCCGTCGTCCGCATCGGGTCATCCACCTCCGGAGCGTAAAACTCTTTCAGCCTCGCCCATACCTGGGAGGCCTGCCACGGCTCCGACAATCCCACCAGCGCGGCAACGACGGCCTGCATGGCCAGGGCATGGTCGGCTGGTATATCGGCAGGAGTGTAGCGGGCCGGAGGTCTATAACCTCCCGAATCCTGATAAATGGGCGTCAAAATGAATTCATCCCATTTACCGGGCTGGGGAAACTGAATCTGTATCTCTGCATTATTCATGATTATAGAGGTATGTTAATATCTTCAAAATCAGCGGTTGACTCCGACTCTATCGCATTGACAGCCATTGCTTCCAATGCGGCGTACATTGGATTGATCAATCCATTGGCATAAAGGTAGCGATTGCCTGCTCCCGTGCGAACCGAGGATGTCCAGGAATTGGGATTTTCTACATCCGCCACCAACGTGCTGAACCCCATGCCGTCTTCGAATCCTGAAACGCCTCTGAGGGCGGCTATTTTGAACAAGGTGTTTGTCTGACCTCCCCCCAGCTCAATATAAAGTGACGCTTTCCCCTCGTATGACGACATGCTTGAAAGCCCCTCCTGCATGAAAATGAGCCTGTTGAGGCAGGCGGGAAATGGGTGGTTTTGAGTTGCGGGAATAAAACTTTCCGTAGTTTTCACCTGCCATGAATCACCGGAAGAGACGTAATAAATCTCCCGCACTCTAAGCACGTAACCTCCCCGGACAGAATCACGAACCGCTGTGGTTGTGATGTCGATAATCTCTCCGTAATTGACGGCCAGATTATTGCCCGGAATCATGGAAAATGAATCCATCGTCAGGCCGCCTCTTACCGTTTTTGATCCACGGCCTAATCCAAAGGTAAATTTGGACGCTGTTGAACCGGACAGCGGTATCGAAAATCCCGCGAAAGAACTGTAATTATGCTGGCCCTGCGGCCCTTCAAAGGTAAACGTGGTCGTACTGTGTGCAGGAGAACCGGAAGCTGCCGACGTTGAACTGGTTGCATAAAGTCCGGCATGTTGAACAGAGGTGCTGCCGCTTCCCACTACGGGCATGGAGCTGGTTTTAAGATATAGAGGCTGAATCAACGCCTGCACGGCTCCTGCCAGCCCCATAGCCAAAAAACGATTAACCGCCGCCGTGTCCATTGGCGCCCCCACGGCAAGCGGGATGTTGATGCCTCCGTTGGCGTTGACGGCCCCGTCAAACGTGCCTCCCTCCGCGGTGATATTGCCGGCCAGCGTCATGTTGCCGGATGCGTCCACCTGCGGCATGGCCGCCAGAGCATTAGCCGCCGCCGTGGCGGAGTTGGCCGCGCTGGTGGCAGATGTTGAGGCATTATCGGCAGCCGTGGACGCGGTGGCGGCGGACTGGCCAGCCGTCCGCGCCGCAGCCTCGGCGGTCGCGGAAGATTGGCGCACATCCCGCCCCAGGCTGTCCAGTTGCCGCGCGGTGGCCAGCTCCATCCCTCCCAGGGTGATGCCGTCGTCATAGTCCACTACCACGGTCATCAGCGGGGCCATCGTGCCGTTCACGGCGGGCGGGTTGGCCACCTCCGCCACCAGGCCACGCCCAGGGACGGACGGAGTAAGTACGGCGTGCATGCCCAGCGCGTAGGGCGTCATCTCGGTCCCTTCGCATACCTGGATGATGATCTTGTCCCCGCGTGTCAGGGGAACGCCCGGCGTAAATACCCACGTGGCCGTCTGACCGCTGGACAGGTTGGACACATAGGCGGAGGTGCCAATCAGGCTGTAAGCTCCGTCCACCAGCTTCCAAATCCGCAGGCAATACTGATTCAGGGCGGGATTGTCAAAAAAATACACGGTTGAAATACTCGTCAGGCGGCAGCTGTCGGGCAGATGCCCGGCCAGTATCTCGTCTCCCCACGTCATCGCATAGCCTCCCACGATGGTCCAGGTGTCGGCGGCGTCTCCGCTGGACAAAGAGGATTGCCCGGTCGCGGCTTCCAATTCCACTCCCGCATCCTTGAGCGCGGCGGGCAATTTATTTGCTACAGCCTCATTGACCAATTCCCCGCTTTCCACCTGGCCTTCCAGCGTTTCCACAAGCTGCTTTGCTTCATCCCGGGCCGCTTCGGCTTGTCGTACAAGCTCCTCGACCACAATGGACGGGTTTTCCACAATGGTCACGGAGCCGTCTTCCGTTTCGGGGATGGAGACATCAAGTGCACCAGCTACGGCCGCAGCATCTTCCGTTCCATCCGGAGGTGTAACGCGAGACACTACATGCACGGCTCCCTTCAACAAGGGGTATTCTTTGCCCGATGCGTCGGTCAGAAAAATATCATAAGCGCCGCATCCGGCGGCCAGCCTCGGCCATGTCACCAATGCCGCACTCGCCCCCGTAACGGCACAGTCCAACATGATCACCCCATCCTGTACTACCGCTCCGCGTAGCGTCATGCCGCTGATGTCCATATCCTCACCGGATGGAGAAATAAAATGCAGCGCAAGAGACTGCGGCAGGGATTCCGTGGCGTGTATGTTGTAGTTGGCGGCTTGCCTCATGAAAATATGATGCGGCAATCCTTAAATCCGTAAATAACCGGGACTGGATATGAGTTTCAAATTTCGCAAGAGACAGGACCTTCCGCCCAAGAGTCATAATACCACCCTTCCGTGTCCGGAGGCGTGTACACATCCGTTTCCTCCGTCCAAATGCCACGGGAGGAACGGCCGGCCCAAATAGCCATGAAAATCACATCGGCCCGGTCCGGGGAATGCAAGCCCTTTCCCCGCATGTCTTCTTTGGACATGACGCGGAGGCGGCCCTTCTGATCCCATTCCATCTGGCGTGTAGTCATCTGGCGGAATGTGACCGGGTCGAGTTCATCAATGCGGATCTTTCCGTTGACGATGTCGCGAGCCCCCAGTATCCACGCTTCGGAAATGGTGTTCAGATAATGTTCCGGGTCTTCCCCGGGCAATCCTCCTCGGAACTCTTTGATACGGTAGCCGTCCCCGCCGCTTTCAACCGGTTCGGCCATTTGCTGGACGATAGGCAGTCCCAGGCCGTCCGAGTCTCCCCACGCATTATGTGCTTCAATGCCGAGTTCCTTGAGGCGGTTTGCCATCCGGCGCCGGGCCTGTACCGTGCTGGATTGTCTAAACGCCTGGTCCAGTCTGACAAGGTTTCCTTCTCGTACAGCAATGGCATTTTCATCTCGACCGGCGGCAAAATCTAAAGCGGCCCATTGTCCGCCCGGTCTGAACGCCGGAGGATGGTCTATCGCATGCCGCAGTTGTTCCGGAGTAATGACAAGCATGTCTTCCCCTTCCGTCCATTCCGCAAGATGCATGGAACGGTAGAGGGGATGGGATTCCCCGTAGGTTTCCAAGTCTTCCGCACGTTTTTCCGGACGGATGTGGGGACACATGTATGACGTGACCTTGGTTCGCCTCCAGTTTTTGGCCTCGTCGTGAAAGCAACGGTAATGCTTCCCCATAGCGGAACCGGGGGAGGAAAGATACAGGTACCGGGTGACGGTGCATCGGTCCGCCGCCTCAAAAATACCGTCCTGAACGCCTTTCGCTTCATCCACAATATAAAGGACAGGCGTTGCCGCCGTCGCGTGATACCCTTCCGCCTTCTGTTCATCATTGGTAGAAAATATAGAGGTAAAGCCTCCTTCCGGAGTCAAAATTTCCATCTGGTTCCATTTCCAACCCCGGAATGCCGGATGAGACTGGTAAGCACGGATTGCGGGCCAGAGCTGGGTTTTTAACTGCCGCCAGGAACCGGACGTAAGAACAACACGTCCGCGGGGAAAGCAATACAGCCACCACAGTACAACAGGACCTACCAGGGAAACAGTTTTGCCTGAACCGTTAGCCGCTACAACGGCCGTGCGCCGGTAATCGTTAATGTCCTCATAGGTGTTGATCTGCCAGTCGTAGGGGTCCAGCCCCAGCACGGCAACGGCGAATTCAGCCAGCCGTAAACGGCACCGGGATACTATGTCATCACAACGTTCCGCCATTCTCTTCTTCCGCCCTCTTTCTGCGGATGGATTCAATTCTGTCCATGACGGAAGCTATTCTGTCTTCGTCGCATTCCGTGATCATCTCCACAGGCCCCCCATTGGCCCCGGTGAGTTCCACTGCCTGCCGTTCCCCGTAACGGGCATTTCTCTTCCCGGCCAGCCATTTACGGTATTCGGCCCTATTTTTGTCCATCTGCGCACAATCGGGGCTGCTTCCGTCAAGTATTTCCAGGCCCTTTTCCACCAAGGCATCCGCCGACATCTCGCACGCACGCGCGTAGTTGTGTAAAAAGTCGTCATGCTCATTCATCCAGTTATAAACTGTCTTACGTTCCGGCATGTGCTCATCCCGTACAATCTGCATCAACATTTCGCCTTCGGCAATGCGTCTGCATATTTCATCCGCCAGGGCGTCCGTATATTTGGTCGGGCGTCCTGTTCTCTTCGGTGGAATGGTGGATTTTTTCTTCATTCTAAAAAGATTTTCCCTCTCATTTCCGGATGTTTTCGGAAATACAATTCCAGTTCAACTCCGTCAGCCAAAGTTGGTATAATACAAATGCCGGCTTTCATTTCTGCGACAATTAGTTCTTCTACCTTGCATTCTCCCTTTTCGCACAAATCAGCAAGTTGACTAATCAGTTCGTTAACTTCTAACTTTCCTGACTGATATTCCCGATATAACTCCAGTGTTTTTTTATTCATTTGAACATTAAGGTTAAACTTCTTAAAAACGCCATGCGCCAGTAATGTTTGCCGTCTCTTGTATCATTCCAATATCGAAGGAACTCATCTGGAGACAAAGCCAGTTTTTGAAGGTGGCGTGTAGGCATCTCCACTCCGTAAGGCATGCCGTCAACGGGTTCCCGCCCATAAACTTTCCCGGCATAATCATCCCATCGTTCAAATGACGGTGCAAAATGGTCGGAATAACCATTAGTACCGCACAGAAGGCGCCCCTTTTTCTCGCCCTTGATCCTCTTCTGGAAATAATCGCCAAGCTTCTTCTTTTTTGCATCTTCTGCATTAAAATGCAGCCAATGTGCCAGTTCATGGAAATGATTATCTTTGTCGAACTCTTCCCCGCTGGAATAAAAAATGGTCCGGGTTATGGGGTTATAGCTCCCCCTGTTTCCAAAATTTAACTCCTTATTAACGGAATTGAGAGACGGCAGGTTGTCCAAAATTTCAGGATCTACCATCCGCATGAATTCGTTCATGTTTTTATGGATAGTTTCCTTTGCCATAGGACGGAATTTATCAGTAATGCCTTTCTCCACCTTTTCGTTGACCCAATCCCGCTCCGGATGGCGAGTTTTCAGGGCATTCATGAAAGCCTCCACCTGTTCCAGTGTCGCCTCCCCGCGTGGTCTCAAGCCAGATTTTTTCATCAAGTCCGCCATAGCAGAATCCTTTCTTTCCGGGTTGAACAAATCAAACGTCATTTGCAACGGTGATATTCCAGCCGGGCTTCCCTGCTCTGCCTGGCCCTGCATACGCTGGACGAGTTCATGAGCCGGGATGGCAAGCCGTCCGTCCCTGTCCAAGGCGTCAGCTCCGAGGCGCTTTTTGAGGCTCTCCCGAAGCCGGGCGGCAAGAGCCGGGTCTTTCACTTTCTGGACGGAGGCCGACCGGTTCATAAGACGCTCCGGCAGCGTTGCCCCGAAACGGGACATGTCCACCGGGCCGGGAACCCAGTCGGGGGCAATCAGGCCAGATCTGATACACTCGGCTCGAGATACGCTTTCAATATCCATCCATGAGTTGAAGCCGTACAAAGGCCAGGGCAGCAGGAAGCCGCCTATCGCCGGAGAATTCATCTCGACGGCCCAAAATTGGAAGTCCGTCTTAAGCCGGACGGCTCCTTCATTGAGTACATGCAAAGGACGGGGCATCCTGGCACCCGGATGCCGGACGAAACGCCACGCCGGGTAGGCGTAGAGCATTTCCGGGGTCATGCCGCTTTCCCAGCGGGCCTGCCCGTAACAGCAGCGGGTCATCGTGTCAAAGATCAAAGACAGGCGGGAACGGGCGCCGATGTTGGTAATGCGGTTGTCTCCCGCATCCGCTGTCATTCCTTCTGCGGCCATAAAAACGCGGGCCTTGGCTATAAAGTCGGCCTTCCCCTGCATCACGCCCACCGTTGTTGACGTACCGTCCGGAAGTATGATCTCCTGCTTTTTGCCGGATAAAAAGTCGTCAAGCATGTCGGCGAGGCGTTGCAGAAACTGCGCTTTTTCAACGTCCGCCGTAAAAATAGAATTCACCCGTTCCGCGGCGGGCAGCATAGCCCGTTCGCGTGTGGACATGGGGCGAGCATCTATCTTTTTGCGCCGGAATATATCAACGGGAGTTACCATTTTCGCTTTGAATTTCATTGTCGTCCCAAAATAAAGGCAAGTCATCCGTTTTTTTAGGATATGTAATTTCCGATTCTTCCGGGATTTCCCGGTCATAAATTCCAAGGCGTTTATTATAGCGGAGAAGAAGCAATGCTCGGCGCTGGGCTTCCATGTAATCGTGTGTTTCCAATCCGATACAAATTCTCATTCTTTTGCGCTTGGGTCCCAAATAAAGGGATATTCTCAAGGCATGAGATCCGCAGGGTTGAGTAATAATGTCCAGTTTTTTCATGATTTATTGACGGGGTAATTAGGCTCTTCTTCGTATTTTGTGAGTTCTGCCGTCCAGCGGAACGGGATGTGTCCCAGCCGGCCGAAGCGGTTTTTGCCGATGATCCACTGCGCTTCTGTGGGGTCGTGCTTGTCGGGCTTGTACATGTAGGGGCGGTGGATCATGATGATCTGGTCGGCGTCCTGCTCAATGGATCCGGAGTCGCGCAGGTCGGAAACGACCGGTTTGCCCTGGGCGTTCCCGGCTCTTTTTTCCACGTCGCGGTTGAGCTGGGCCAGCACCAGGACGGGAATATTGAGTTCCTTGGCCAGGGATTTGAGGCCGGCGGAGATTTCCGAGACTTCCCGTTCCCGGCTTCCCCGGGCCTGCTGGGTCGTGGAGCGCACCAGCTGCAGGTAGTCCACGCCGATGCATTTGACGCCGTGTTCCCGGACCATCCGGCGGCCGCGGGCTCTGATGCTGTCGATGGTGAGGGAGCTTTCGTCGTCGATGTGCAGCGGAGCGGCCGTGATTTTCCTGACGGCGGCCGTGAAATGCTGCTGCTGTCCGACCGTCATCGGCTTTCCGCGGCGGATGTCGTCGGAGTTGATGCCGGCCATGCCGTAGAGGACACGTTCCAAGAGCTGGGATTTCGGCATTTCCAGGCTGAACATGCCCACGGGGGTTCCCTCAAGGCAGATGTTGGTAAGGATGTTGACCAGGGCGGCGGTTTTTCCGACTCCGGGCCGGGCGGCAAGCACGATCATGGCGCCGGGCTGCAGGCCGTCCAGGGTCAGGTCCAGGCGGCGGTATCCGGAGGATATCCCTTTGATGGCTCCGGGGTTGTTCATGCGCCATTGCAGGTTTTCAATGATGGCTCCCACGGCCCCGCGGATGGTTTCGGTCTGGCGGACGCCGCACCGGTCCCGCAGGGCGGACATGCCGCGCTCGGCTTCATCAAGGGCTTCTTCCGCGCTTTTGAGCTGATCGCCGGCAGCTTCCGCCATCCGGGTGGCAAACGCGAGCAGCGCATGTTTTTTGGCGGCTTCCGTGACCATTTCCAGAGCGGCGGCGGTTTTGTACCGGGCAAGGGCTCCGTAGGTGGCCGTTTCCACGACTCCGGCGTGTCCTCCCACGGCGTCAAGCTGGCCCTGGGCTTCAAGGCGGGCGATGACGGTGAGGGCGTCCACGGTTCCTCCCGCGCCGGCGACGGTTTCCAGGGCCGTCCAGATTTGCTGGTGCGCCGGGAGGCTGAATGTCTGGCGGCTGATGCCCTTGTCCCGGAGGTCCGCCAATGCCTGGGCGCCGTCCATTGCCTGGGAGAGCACCAGTTTTTCGGCGTCGATGAGTGTCTGAGAGTCGATCATGTTTTTTTGAAATTGTTGATTGTTAAAGTTCTTCAAGGTTGCTGTAAGGGTCTTTGTCTCCGTTCCCAGGAGGCGGCGGATGGTTGAGGGCGTAGCTGGTGGCGAAGCTGATGGCGTCGGATTGCCATTTGGTCACGGGGATGCCGTTGCGGGTCCAGTTGACGGCGTCTCTGCTTCCCCAGTAGGCCGTGGCGCAGTCCAGTATCTGGTCGGGAGCCAAACGCACACGCCCCGCAAAAGCCGCGGCCTGCAAATGAGCTTCGACTTCCTCCACGGTGCATGGAGAGGGGGTAAGGGGGTGAATTCCTTCCTTTCCTTCCTTCCTTACGGTTTCTTCATGGGTTATGTCTGGGTTATTAAAAAAAACCGACTGGGTTTCTTCTGGGTTTTCGGAAATAACTGACGTTGGTTTTTCGTGGGTTTCCTTTTCGGTTCCTACACTGGTTCCAATGTCGGTTTTCCTGGGTCTCCCCCCAAGTTTCCCATTTTCACGGGCGGTCTTCCGGCGCGTTTGCACGCTGGCCTGAATTTCATGCGGATAGCCGAATACGACGAGATTGTCGCCGTCAAAGTGGTAGAGTTCGTTTTCCACGCTGATTTCCTGATCCGTCACGCCGCAGGTCTGCATCCAGCGGCGCATGCCCCAAGAGCGGCAGCCCTCAATGATGCCGCCGTTTTCCTGTTCGCAGCACCAGGCCAGCAGAGAGATCCAGGTGGCGCGCTGTATGGGTTCCGCCCCGATATATTCGGGGCTGGAAAACAAGGCTGTTGGGATATTGATGAATTCCATAATTAAAAAAGCGTCAGTTGGGGGTTGTAGTTCATCCACAGGCATTCGATTTTTTTGCCGCCCTCGGTGTCATGAGCCACCTTGCACTCCTTCCGCCAGCCGGAAAGATGCCTGGAATAAAGGTCGGAATCATAACCAGACAGAACAACCTTGCCTTTCAAGGTCTTCAAAAAGACAAGAAGCCGCTCATGGTCTTGTTGATCGTACTCGTGCGCGTATCTTACGCGATTGCCCCGTGTGGACTGCACATAGGGCGGGTCAACGTAATGCAGCGTGTCCGGCGTATCGTACCGGGACATGACCTGCAGGGCGTCCATGTTGTTGATCTCAATGTTCCGGCGCCGGAGTTCCGCCGCGCATTCCCGCACTACGTCGGGATATTCCCGCCATGTCTGCGGATAGGGTGTTGTGCGAAGTAAGCCATTGCGCTTGAAACCCGGCTTATGGATGCCGCCGCCGTAGCTCATCATGCTATTGACGGCAAAGCGGAGAGCATCTTCAACAGGATCTTCCGCAATCTCAAATGACCGGGCATAGGCGGTTTGGGCGTAGGGCGTCAATTCCAACAGGCTGGCCAGCCGTTCGGATTTTTCCGGATCTCTCAACACCTCAAAAAAGTTCACGATTCGGTCATAAAGGTCATTATAGACCTCCATCCAGGCGGGCTGCTTATTCAGAAGAACGGCGGCGGAACCTCCGAACGGTTCAACGTAGATTTTGTGAGGCGGGAAGAAGCTGATAATCCAAGGGGCAATGCGGTTTTTGCCTCCAAGATACCGGGCCAAAGCCCTTTTACGGGGTGCTTTTGTGTTCATGCAGCCATCCTCCTTTCCACAATCTGAATCCTGCGTCCGATATACCACATGACCGGCACGGCCATGCTGTTGCCAACGGCCTTGTAGCGGTGGCTGTCCGGGCAATCCTCGGCAGATTTGCCCCTCCACGGAATCAATGTCCAGTCATCTGGGAAACCCTGCAAACGCTCGCATTCCCGCGGCGTTAATCGTCGCACCACATAGCCACATTGAATAAACGTCACGCCAGCGTGGGATGCGCTGCCGCAGTCTCTGGTTAAAGTTGCCGCAATGGAGGAATACCTGAAAAAACCGTGCCCTGTGTTGATCACTCCCTGGTCATAGCACACTCTTGGAACATCCCCGCCGGCCGTTAGGGTGTACATGGGATCTCCCACATCCCCCCAGCCTTTTCCGCTCACGTCATTGTCGCTCTGCCGTATTGCATGGCGTATATCCACAGGGAGGCACACGCATTGATTGACGGCTCCTCCGCCGTGACCGCTCCGCAATGTCGGAGCTACATCAACACAGGCATCCCTTCCCGCGTCGTTTTGGGTAAAAACCACACCGCTATTGGGGTGCTTCCTCCCTCTCCCTGGAGGGATGACGGGGGCGTCAGCTCCGCAAAGAGCGCCCAGGAAGCATCCAAACGCATTATCCGGCGTAGATAAGACTCCGAGGACATTTTCCCACAAGACCCATTTAGGGGCAAAGTGGTCAGCCATGCGGCAGAAAGTGAGGCAGAGGTTTCCCCGGTCATCTCCGAGGCTGCCGCGCTTTCCGGCGACGCTGAATGCCTGGCAGGGGGTTCCTCCGACCATAAGGTCAATTGCTGGTATGTTCCATTCATGGTATTTGGTCATATCGCCGAGGTTGGGCACGTCCGGGAACCGCTCGGCGAGGACGGCGGACGGAAAAGGTTCAATTTCGGAAAAAGCCACGGGTTCCCATCCCAGGGAATCCCATGCCACGGATGCGGCTTCGATGCCAGAGCAGACGGAGAGGTATTTCAT